GAGCGGCTTAAGCTGGATGACACCACAATCCAAGAGCGTGACATCCAATCCCGCAAGGACTTCTCTAAGTTCATGGAGCAACGCTTAGGTTCCGGTGATGCTGAGACGTTACTTACGCGCATCGCTCGGGCATCGGACTCTGATAGTGTTGAGGACTTGTTCCACCAGATGGCCGCAGCGACACAGGACGGATGGGGAACCAAGTTCATGCGAGGTGCGCTTCAAGTGTTCACTGGTAACATCCTCAGTGGCCCTCCTACCGTCGTCCTTAACGTGATGACTCCAGCGATGGCGATGATCTTAAGGACCGTCGAAAGGTCCGCAGGTGCGCTGTTGTCGGGAGACATGGAGATGCTCAAGGCTTCTGTTAGCTTTAACACCGATATGCACGTATTCAAACAAGCCTTCAAGAACGCTCAGATGGGACTGAAGACTGGAAAGGATGTTGTCACTGGTGGCGCGACTATCTTCAACGAGGGGCGAGGTGTTGGCGCACTGGACCCTAGCGTCTTCGGTGTCAACGCAGAGTCTGGTCTTGGGCAGGTTCTTAGTTGGGTTAACAGCGCAACAAACTTCCCGAACCGCCTGAACGCCGCTGGCGACCAATTCAACAAGACGGTCGCAGCCTACCATAATGTCTACCAACACTACACGCTTGAAGGCATTAAGCGAGGACTCAAAGACGGCGAAGAGTTGGCGAAGTATGTAGACACGAACACTCGCAAGATGTTCCGTGAGGATGGTTCCCTTTATTCCGAGGAGCGTATTATCCAGTCGTTCGCTAAGAACCTGACAGCGGATGACTTCGCGGACCCCGGCGCACTTGCGAAAGCATTAGGCAGGGAGGTCGAACAGAACGTCCCGAGAGCAAGCCAAGAGATGACTGCGCTTTCTAAGCAAACAGCCGATTACGCGCGGGATGTAACATTCACTGGTGATCCCGGTGACGTAGCGAACTGGCTCAGTAGGGGGAAGCAGAAGCATCCAGTCGTAGGCTTCCTTCTCCCGTTCGTTAAGACCCCCATGAACATCCTGAAGTTTGGGCTGAAGCGGAGCGCACTAACAGGTGGCGGCCTTCTGCGAGTGCCTACGCCCTTTATCTCCCAAAAGGCTAAAGAAGCGCGGGAACAGTTTGCAAAGGCGATGACCGATGTTGAGAAAGCAGAGGTTAAGGGACGAGTCGCTACCGCAGCAACAGCAACCGCCGCTCTTGTCTACTACGCAGGGCATAACGGAGACAAGATTACTGGGGGAGGGCCTCGCAACCCAGCCGAGAAGAAAGCCCTGCAAGCGACAGGATGGCAACCCTACTCCTTTGTGACGACAGCAGCGGACGGGACGAAGACATACATTAGCTACCAGCGTCTTGACCCCTTCGCCACCATGATCGGCATTATTGCTGACATTGCTGAACACGCAAAGATGAACCCACACGAAGACAAGTTCAGTGCGGAGGCTCTCTCAATTCTCGCGTTCAGTATCTCAGAAAGCCTTACCGACAAGTCGTTCCTTCGTGGTCTTAACACCGCTCTGAACGCCGTGAGCGACCCAGGCACTAACCTTCCGAAACTCTTCAAGGACGTAGGAGCGGGTATGGCTGTTCCTATGTTCGTGGACAAGATCAAGAACGTCGAAGGCGAGAAGATGATCCGCGAATCCCGCACGTTTGTAGATGCTATCCTGCGGAAGATGCCTATTGCTGAAGAAAACGTCCCACCGAAGCGGACGTTTCTTGGTGAGGCAATGTATAAGCAGAACCCCCTTGGAGTTCTCGGGATCTTCAACCCCATCTACGTCTCCAGCAAGAAGAACGACATCGTGGACAGGGAAGTCCAAGCCCTTATCCACGGATTCTCTTCCCCGACTCCTAACTACATCAATCACCCCGATACAGATATGAGGGAGTTCACGAACGGGGAGGGCAGACAGGCTTACGACCGCTACATGGAACTCTCCTCTACCACGACCATCGGAGGCAGGAACCTTCGCGCTGCGCTCAAGGGCTTGATGAACTCCCGGTTCTACAAGAACCTTGCAGCCAACATGGAAGCCACTCAAGGCCAGTTTCAAGGCCAAGACCCAAGAGTCGCGGAGATCCAGAAGGTCATCGGACGTTACCGCCGCAAGGCCAAGCGTGAGATGGTTCAAGAGTTTCCTGAGCTTGAGCAAGCGTCTAACGATATAATGAAAGCCCACCGCTCCATCAGGAGTCAACAATCCAACAACCCTATCCCCTCCTTCTAAACCATGTCAGCAACCAGCGGAAAATCGTTCAAACAGATCAGTGACCTCACCGGGACAACTCTTACCTACGGGTTTGAGGTGTTGTCTTCCGATGACATCGTAGTCGTCGGCATCAATACCACCCCAGACCCAGATGTGCGGACCACACTTGTCAAGGACACCCACTACACACTGAACACCACAACCAAGACTCTAACCAGCATTGGTGGCACTTGGGCAGCACTGAGCGCAGACTACAACCTCATTCGCGCCTACCGAGTCACCACCGCAGCAGCTCTTGTGGATTTCAAAAGCGGCGGGGTGTTGTCTGAAAGCGACCTTGATACCGCCTACAAGCAAGCTCTGTTCGTAGCTCAGGAGGTCAGCGAGGACGCAGCAGGGACAGGAGCTAGTGGGCTTCAGTCAGTAGGCGAAGCGGCTCTTGAGGCTGGGGCTGTTACTGAGGGGAAGATCGGCGCAAACGCAGTAACAGCCACTAAGATTGCGGACGACGCTGTGGTTGCCGCTAAGATAGCTGACGATGCTGTTACCGCCGCTAAGGTAGCTGACAACGCCGTGCTTACGGCTGCGATTCTAAACGATGCTGTGGTTACCGACAAGATAGCTGACGATGCTGTAACCTTTGAAAAGCTCGCAGATGTCCTAGACAGTGACACAATGAGTGGTGCTAGTGCTACCAAGGTGGCTACGTCGGAGAGTATCAAGGCTTACACTGACGCAAGAGCAGGAGACCCAGCGCGAGTTTACAACAGTCTGGTCCACTCCACAGTCTCTGCCACCGTAATACAGAACACGACAGGGCGGCCGTTATGGACCAGTTTCACTCTCTTAACCACTGACAACCTTGACTACCTCATACTCGAAATTAGTCCAAACGCTGATATGAGCAGTCTAACCCGAATAGGACAGATTAGGATTGAAGCCGACGGAAATATAGACTCCGGTGGACAAGTCACGGGCATCGTGCCTGCTGGCTGGTATTGGAAGTATACTTATTCTGGGTCAGCGACCATCACTGAAAAAATCCATTCCAGTTTTACACTATAAGACATGGACTCACCACATACTCCCCCAGTCGTAGGCATCGTAGGAACGCTAGGAACCTTCACACTAGCCGACGTTAACACTCTAGTCGGTATCGGCGTGGGCGTTGTCACGTTGATCTATATGATCGTCAAACTTATCCAACAACTAAAGAAATGAGCGACACCAATCGAAGCCTTAAACTGGAAGGTCTCCAAGATCTGTTGATCGACGAGTTCATTGACAAGATCAGGGAAGGGGAAGCACCCCCCGCTCTGCTCAACGCAGCGAGACAACTCCTTAAGGATAATAACATTACATCAGCAATCACAGCAGACTCGCCCCTTCAGAATCTTGTAAGTCTCTTGCCTTTTGAAGACCCGTCTGATAAGGTTGTAGGACTCGATGACTGATGACATTCCAGAAAAGCTAAAGGACTTCAGGAACTTCCTGTGGGCTACGTGGGCGCACCTGAACCTTCCCTCCCCTACTCCGATTCAGTATGAGATTGCTGAGTGGATGCAGAACGGTCCTAACCGCTCCGTTGTCCAAGGCTTTCGGGGCGTAGGTAAGTCGTGGATTTGCTCTGCGTATGTTGTCCACCAGCTTCTCTTGGACCCCCAGAAGAACATCCTTGTGGTCTCGGCGTCCAAGACACGCGCCGATGACTTCTCAACCTTCACGCTCCGCTTAATCCATGAGATGCCCTTGCTGGCTCACCTTATCCCCGGCGACAAGCAACGCTTCTCTAAAATCTCTTTTGATGTTGGTCCTGCTGCTGCCAGCCACGCTCCCTCTGTCAAGTCCCTTGGGATAACATCTCAACTCACAGGGTCTCGCGCTGACATCATCGTCGCAGATGACGTAGAGGTTCCCAACAACTCAGCCACCCAGTCGATGCGGGACAAGCTCTCTGAGCAGGTCAAGGAGTTTGAGGCGATCCTGAAGCCTAACGACGACAGCCGTATCATCTTCCTTGGGACTCCCCAGTGTGAGGACAGCATCTACAACAAACTCTCTGAACGAGGCTACAAGACCCGCATCTGGCCTGCCCGATTCGTAAATACACCCAAAAGCGAAAAGGTCTATAACGGCAACATCTCTGCACTTTGCGTCAGCAACGACAACAAGGGAATGCCCACAGAAGGCTCCAGGTTCGACGACGCTGACCTAGCAGAACGGGAAGCCTCTTACGGAAAAACAGGGTTTGCCATGCAGTTCATGCTCGACCCCAAGCTGTCCGACTTGGATCGTTACCCACTGAAGATCAACGACTTGATCGTGATGGACATAGACAAGGACACCGCCCCAGAGAAGCTGGTGTGGGCGCAGGTTCCCGAGAACGCTTGGGACAGCACAGTCCCTAATGTTGGCTTCACAGGCGACAGATTCTACCGCCCCATGAAGGTCATCGGGGAACACATCCCCTACACCGGAAGCGTCCTTGCAGTTGACCCATCGGGACGAGGAAGGGACGAAACATCATGGGCTGTCGTGAAGATGTTAAACGGATATTTGTATGTTCCTGATGCCGGGGGGATGCAAGGGGGGTATGACGAAAAGACCCTTAAGGCACTGGCTATCAAGGCCAAAGAGAACAAGGTCAACGCTGTAGTCATCGAAAGCAACTTCGGGGACGGGATGTTCTCTGAGATCCTTCGTCCGTATTTACAAAAGATATACCCAGTAACTATTGAAGAGGTGCGCCACAACATCCAAAAGGAGAAGCGGATCGTGGACACCTTGGAACCCGTGTTAAACCAGCACAAGCTCATCATAGACCCCAAGGTCATCAAGAACGACTACGAGTCTGCCATGAAATACCCCACGGAGTCTCAGCTACGCTACCAGTTACTTTTCCAACTTTCAAGGCTTACAAGGGCGCGAGGAGCTTTAACACACGATGACCGCCTTGATGCGTTAAGCATGGGTGTCGCCTACTGGACAACCCAAATGGCTCAGGATGCCGAGGAAAAGATTGTTGCAAGAAAGGACGACATCCTCCAAGATGAGCTGAGTAAGTATGCAGATGCCTACTACAACCGAACACAAGGAACACCACAAACTACGTCATGGATACGATAAAAGAACTCATCGAAATAAGGAGAAACATCGAAAACCTCATAGAGGGCCTCAGAAAGCCCCCTGAGCCGTCGCAGGGGTCAAATGGACTCCTCACCCCTAAAAGGGAATCAGACCTCTCTGAGAGCCTCTCACGGCCCTCTGTGGCCATTGTGGTGGGACACAGCCGCATGGGAGACTGGGGAGCCGTCGCAGCGGACACGATGACGACCGAGTGGGTCTACAATAATGAACTGGCTTGGATGATCCAAGACCACCTCCCCTCCTCCATACACAGCACCGTCATCGACTCCATCCCCGCCAAGACCTACGCAAAGGCCGTACAGTATTTACAGAAAAAGCTGAACCCCCTAGACATCGAGCTGGTCGTCGAACTCCACTTCAATAGCGGTCCCCCCACTGCACAAGGATACGAAGTCTACCACTGGGAAACCAGCCTTAAAGGAAAACAAGCCGCTGAGAATATCCTTCAAAAACTCAAGGGAACCTTCCCCAATAACGTCAATCGTGGAACAAAACACCGGAACTCCACAGCACAACGAGGGGGAAGATTCCTTAAAGAACTCCAAGCACCTGCCCTCATCCTTGAACCATTCTTCGGCTCCAACCAAAGGGAATGGAAATTCTTCAAAAACAAGGAGAATAAGACCTATCTAGCCAAGGCAATCGCCTCTGGAATAACATCATCCGTAAGTCTCTGGAAATGAATAACATCCAAGAAAGACCCATACTAGGGGGATTCCTAGGGAGAACTATAAGGAACAAGTAGGGACTAGTGGGAGCAGAAGAGAATATAAGAAAGTCATGAAATTGGGGTTCTTATAGATTATCTTCTTCTACTTCACTTAGTATTACTTAGTATAGAGAAGGATGGATGAAGAAGGTAGACACTAGTGCAGTGTCGAGTGTGAAGGAGAAGGGAACACTTATGCAGTGTCGAATATGAATGACTACCAGCAGGAAAGACTCCAAGCCCTTCTAGGACAACTTGAAGAACACTTTGAGGACTTCCTTGTCGTCGTAACACCCTCCGTCGACAGTAGACCTAGCGTTCACTACAGAAGCCCCTACAACGCACTTGGAGTGCTTCCTAGTGTTCAAAGGCAGCTTGCACATGCGCTTGATGAGAAGGAAAGAGAGGGGCGAATGCTGCAACAACTGGAGGAGTATGAGGGGGATTACGAGGAAGAGGAAGAGGAAGAGGAAGAGGATGACGAGGATGTTAGCCCTTTCTAGGTTTTGCCGCAAAAATGCGAGGGGGTAATAATTAACGCTGGAACCGTCGCTTCCCCCATGGCCCCCCGGATCTGTGGAATCGTGGTCGACTTCTGGACAGAACAGGGGGGGTATGCTCTGTAGGCTCCAGCAGGCGCGGGATGGCAAGACCTCCAGAATGTTTTTCGGTGATGTTAGCCTCTTATAAGGGCCAATAGGGGGAGGGGGTGGCGTGAATACATTGTGCATACGATTGCGCGTTTTTTTGTGTGCTCCCCCCTTTTGAAAGTTGTCATACACCTAGGGAACACCGGGACCACCTAGGGACCACCGGGAACACCTAGGGACCACCGGGAACACCTAGGGAACACCTAGGGACCACCGGGACCACCGGGAACACCTAGGGACCACCGGGAACACCGGGACCACCTAGGGACTACCGGGAACAACTAGGGACCACCGGGACTACTGGGAACACCTAGGGAACGCCGGGACCACACCTAGGACCATAACTAGGGACCACCGGGAACACCGGGACTGCACTAGAAACACCGGGACCACCTAGGGAACACCGGGACCACGAAAAAAACTTCCCATCAGAACGCCCTGGTTATCATTACCTTACGCCTTCGCGCTAAAAAACAATGCAAAAACATCTGGACAAACCCGGCATTCCCAGCCTAGACTCTCCCCGACATGAAAACAAATCAAATGCTCCAAGTCATCCCTGCCGTTAATCAGATTCACGGCTGGGGAAACGCTAACGAACAACAAATCGCAATTAAGGAAGACCGATGCGGAAGAGTGGTTTCTTTCACTGTTACTTGCACGTCAATTGATTCAGCAGGATACCAACTGACACTCACAAGGATTTCCAATACTGATAACCTATGGAGCATGACTGCCGGGGGATACGGTGAGTTTTATCTGATTGACACCAACAACTAAGCAAATCAAACACAGAAAATAAATATATCAAAATGAAGATTAAGCGAATACTAAAGAGGCATCATGTCGGATGCTTCGATGTCGAAGACGAAAACGGGGATTGCTTCATGATTCAGCTTGCTCACAAAATTGAGGAAGCGTGGCAGCAAGCCCAAAAAGAAAAAACCCAACACCAACCCAAACACAGAAAATAAATATTATGAAATCAATTAAACAAGTAATCATGGAGCGCGACGGGTTGACAGCCCAGGAAGCTGCAAGCCTGATCTCGGAAGCTCGCGAGCAGTTCAACGAATATGTTAGCAATGGCGATTTTGATTCCGCGGAGGAAATTTGCGCGGATTATTTCGGCTTGGAACCTGATTACCTTGTAGA